GTTAGCATCTCAGGCTTTCAATGATGTGTCTCCTAACGAAATTGGAACCAGATTTGCAGTGCCAATTTATCCATATAGAAAAACAGGATATTACTATGACTTTAAAAACCAAAATCCATTTACAATTTACAAGGGTAGTTCTCCATATCTTTACTTAACCAGATATTCTGGTATTCAGGTTCGTGGACAATATGATCCACTTGTTAATCGTGGTATTTTTATTCCAATTAATCCAGCGTCATCATCAGATTATAAGGTTATGGCAATGCAGGCAGCGATACGGTTTGATGAAGATTTTTTTCCATATGCTCCAACACAAATTTTTGAAATAGAAAGCAAGGACTATTTAATTAAATTCTTTATGGTTGCATCACATCCAGATGGCAAAAGAGCAAGAATTTATGCAATTAATGCAAAAACTGGTCAGGTAGAAGAGGGTATTGGCTTTTACTTAAACGGAAAGATTGTTAAGGATCCAACAATAACAATTAAAGAGTGGTCCTTCCTTGGAATATCATTTTCTAATTTATTAGATTTTACCAACTATGTTGGCTCTATTAAAATAAATGGTCCACTTTTAGTTAATCTAGTATCCCACTATAAATCTACCAACCTACAGGAAGTACAGAATGTCATTGAAAGACCATGGTTTAGGGTTAAGAGGGATGGTGGATTACAGTTTGATTGGCAGTATTGGGAATCTGCATATATTTGGCAGGGGGTATTGGTATTATCTACAACCTCATATTATGGAGTAAAGCCATCAGACATCTACAAGAGTTATACTGGAACCAACAAAATCATAGTTGATGATACACGAGAATTTAGGCTAAACGGATACCAATATAAGGTTTATGCAGATATTTCATGGCAATCTAAAATCCAAAATGCCGTATAGTATGGTATACTTGTGGTTATGAAAGACCAGAAAAAGCCAAATCTAGGTAAAACTAAAATCAAAGTCATAGATAAAAACTATGATTGGGGTATTTATGTTTGGAAAAAGTCTAATGGTAAATGGTTTACCGATGGCCAGGGAAACGTATTAAATATACCATCAATGAAGGGTGACATTGCTAAGATTGCAGAATTAAAGTCAGCAGCAGCACATTATGGAGAGCCAGATGGTGAAGCAATATTTTTTGCAGGCCTTAATAGAATTTCAGATGAAGAGTATGCAGAGCAACAAGAAAGAATGCGTCAGGGTCTAATTCCAAACCTTAACGATCTTGGAGCAGTACATGCAGCACAGCAAACAATTAAGCGTTATGGAGCACAAGACTAATGTCAGAAGAAAATGAATATATTATAGGTGCAAGAATTGATAATGCCATTCAGCAAGATGATTATTTTGCTAAGGCAGATCCATTTAATAAAAACTGGGAAGATCTAAAATCTTTATCTGGACTGGATAATAATTTTAAGCGTAGAGCAGCAAGACTTTCAAAGGCTAATGATCCTAGCCAAGCATACATGGATAGTGCAAGAACTAACCAAGTTGGAATTAATGGTGCACAATCAAAAGAAATTAATCCAGGAACCGTATATCGTAACGGATATGGCTTATTTGATGTTATAACTCCGCCATGGAATCTTTATGAACTTGCAAACTATTACGATACGTCTTTTGCTAATCATGCTGCAATTGATGCTAAGGTAGAAAATATTGTTGGACTTGGATACGACTTTGAAATTTCTCCAAGAACAATGCTTAAATTAGAGTCTTCAAGCGATAAAGATGCAGTTGGTCGTGCACGTAATAGAATTGAAAGAGCAAAAATAGAACTACGTGATTGGCTAGAGTCATTAAATGACGATGACTCTTTTACTACAACAATGGAAAAAGTTTATACTGATGTTCAGGCAGTAGGTAATGGATATCTAGAAATTGGAAGGACTGTAACTGGTGAGATTGGATATATAGGACATATTCCAGCAACAACAATTCGTGTACGAAGACTGCGTGATGGATTCTTGCAGATAATTGGAAACAAGGTTGTATATTTCCGTAACTTTGGTGCAACAAATCCAAATCCAGTAACATCAGATACAAGACCAAATGAAATTATTCACTTTAAGCAATACTCTCCACTAAACACGTTCTATGGTGTTCCAGATATCATGTCTGCTATTACATCATTACAAGGAGATCAATTAGCAGCACAATACAACATTGATTATTTTGGAAACAAGGCAGTTCCAAGATATGTTGTATGGTTAAAGGGTGCAAAACTTTCTGCAGATGCAGAAGATAAAATGTTTAGATTTTTACAGACTGGTCTAAAGGGACAAAATCACAGAACTTTATATATTCCATTACCAGGTGATACAGACACCAATAAGGTTGAGTTTAAAATGGAGCCTATTGAGAATGGTGTTCAAGAGGGTTCTTTTGAGAGATATCGCAAACAAAACCGTGATGACATTTTAATAGCACATCAAGTGCCTTTGTCTAAGATTGGTGGTGGTGATTCTGGAGCAATAGCAGCAGCACTTGCACAGGATCGTACCTTTAAAGAACAGGTGGCCAGACCAGCCCAGAGACAACTTGAAAAAATGATTAATAAGGTTGTTAGAGAAAAAACTGATATTTTAGAGTTAAAGTTTAACGAACTTACACTAACAGATGAAATTGCACAGTCTCAAATTTTGGAACGATATGTAAAAACCCAGGTTATGGTTCCAAATGAGGCAAGACAGATTCTTGGTTTACCAATGATAACTGGAGGAGATGAACCAGCCCAGTTAAACCAGGGTAGACAAAGAGATGCAGAACGAGTTAATAACCAATCTGATGGTACAGCCACCGTTGATGGAAGAAATCCCAAAGGCGAGGGTAGGGCATCACAGTAGGTTATTTTAACACATTAGTAAAAAAGGCTATATAATATATTCTAGTATGACTATATCTAAAGCCCATTGGGATACCAGTGGCGACTCAGTAAGACTTTCCCTTCCATTTGCGAAGGTTGATAAGGAGAGACGTATTGTCTCTGGATTTGCATCGCTTGATAATATTGATAAGCAAGGCGATATAGTTACAGCAGAAGCATCAATGAAAGCATTCTCTGCATTTCGTGGAAACATTCGTGAGATGCATCAGCCATCAGCAGTTGGAAAAATGGTTTCATTTAAACAAGATAAATATTTTGATCCAAATACAAAAAAGTTTTATAACGGCGTTTTTGTTTCTGCATATGTTTCTAAAGGTGCACAAGATGCATGGGAAAAAGTTTTGGACGGCACATATACAGGATTTTCAATTGGTGGCCGTATGAATAAATGGGATGACGGTTATGATGAGAAATCAGATGCAACAATTAGAATTATTAAAGATTACGATCTTGTTGAATTATCATTAGTAGATTCACCAGCAAACCAGTTTGCAAATATTATGCAAGTAGAAAAAGTAGATGGTGTTGCTGTTGTTAAAGGTCAAGATGTTGCACTTGAAAATGTTTTTTATGATGAAGAATCTGGAATAGTAATGGTATCTGAAGAAGAGTCAGTACTAAGTCCAACAAATGGAACCCCAATGAAAAATATAGGTTTCGTTGAAAAAAACGACAACGAAAAAATAGATATGGTCAAATTCTTAGTTGATAGTGCTAAAGGCATTAATACTTCTAAGATCAACAAGGAGGTAAATCCTATGACAGAAGAAACAACAGTTGTTGAAGAAACAACAGAAGTTACAAAGTCAGAAGAAGTCGCTCCAGAGGCAGATGCCGTAGTAGAGGCTCCTGTTGCAGAAGTTGCTGAAAAGTCAGATGAGACTTCAGCGACAGAAGATGTTGCTAAGGCTGAAGAAGCCACAGTAACAGAAGAAGTTGCAAAGTCTGAAGAGACAGTTGCAGCAGAAACAGTAGAAGAAACTTCAGAAGTATCTAAATCAGATGATGTAGTTGCAGAGTCAATTGCAGAAATCAAGAATACTATTACATCAGCCTTTAGCGATTTAGTAGAAACTGTAAAATCTTTGCAGGCAGAAGTAGAAATGCTTAAGTCCAGCAAGGTTGATACAGATGCAGTAAAAAATTCACTTGAAGCAGTCGCCAAAGATATTGCTGCAACAAATGAACGTTTTAATGAGTTTGGAAAGAGAGTCGACGCTGTAGAGGCAGATACCGCTTTCCGAAAGTCTGGCGATCTAGGCGAGATCGTACAGGAACTTCAGATGGAAAAATCTGAAAAATCCCTATGGGGCGGACGTTTCCTCAAAACAGCCGACTTATTTAAATAGGTTAAATCACTTAGGAGGTGACAATATGTCGGAAGAGATTAAGAAAAATCAACCAGGAGAATCTGGTCAACTAGGTGGAACAACACCTGGATTGTATCAAGGCCAAGGTGCATTTGCATCTGGATCTGAAGCAGGTTCTAATGTTCCTGGTAACTATACTGATGGTGGCGCTCTTGGAAATATTCCAAACGCTAACTTTGGTGTTACATCTGGTCCTAATGCCGTAAACCCTTCGGGTGATGCTGCAAGCGGAATTCTACGTCCTGAACAAGCACAGCGTTTTATTGACTATGTGTGGGATGCAACCGTTCTCGCCCAGGATGGTCGTCGTGTGACCATGAGAGCAAACACCATGGAATTAGAGAAGATCAACGTAGGTGAACGTGTAATCCGTGCTGCTGCACAAGCAGTTGGTAACTATACTAACACAGGCGCAACATTCTCTAAGGTCGAATTAACAACAAAGAAACTTCGTCTTGATTGGGAAGTTTCTGCAGAAGCACTTGAAGACAATGTCGAGGGGGCTGCATTAGAAGATCATCTTGTTAGATTGATGACTAACGCATTCGCTAACGATATTGAAGACCTCGCTATTAATGGCGATGGCTCAACAGGTGACTTCCTCTCAATTATGCCTGGCTTCATCAAGAAGCACAAGGATAATGGAGATTCCCATGAGTCTGTAGTTACAGTTACAGATAATGCATGGACACCAGAAGTTATGCAAAACATTATCCTTGCAATGCCACGTAAGTATCGTGCACTTAAGAACAATCTTAAGTTCTATGCAGGTACAGATGCATTTGCAGGTATTGTTAAGAATAACGGTACCCTTGCTGATGCAATTGCAGAAGCATTTGCTGGTAAGCCAGCAGGTACTGCTGCAAATCGTCAAGCATATCTTGATGGTCAAGCACAGACATTCGGTGGAGCACGTACAACTCGTGTACTCGGAATTGATGTACAAGAAGTTCCTTACTACCCTGCAGGATATGTCGATTTGACATTCCCACAGAACCGTGTTTGGGGCTTCCAGCGTGATATCGTCGTCAACCGTGAATATATTGCGAAGAAGGACACAATTGAATACACAGTATTCGTCCGCTTCGGTATTCAATGGGAAGAAGAAGACGCAATTGCGTGGGCAGATGCTGCAGCAGATGCATAATCTGTAGTCAGTACCTTTTGAGAGGGGGCAGGGGCTAGATCTCCTCCCCCTCTTACTTTTAGTATTCTGTTATAATAGACATCAGGAGGTATATAAATGTCAGAAGAAAACAATAATGGTTCAGTAGAATATACAGCACCAGAAGTAGAAGTAACACCATATGTAGCACCAGAACTACCAGAAGAGGTTCCTGCTCCAGTATATGAGGCCCCAGTTGCTCCAGTAGAACTTCCAGCAGCACTTGTTGAAGAAGAGGCTATTATTCCAGCAGAGAATGTAATTACAGCCCCATCATTTGATAGTTCAGAAGTTCCAGCAATGGGAGTTGTACAAAATGGAGTTATTGGCGCAACTGTTTTCAAGCCAGAACCTAAGAAGTCTGCTGCTAAGAAATCTGCTTCTAAAAAGGTAGAAACTGTTGCTATTTATTCAACCAAAAACGTAACATGGAGCGGTGTTGGAAAAGTTTATCGTGGCTATAATATTGTAGATAAAGATGCTGCAGATAAATGGCTAACACGTGATCATATTAGA